TGATTATGATTAAAAGTTTTATCTTTCTCTAAATATCACACGCGCGCGTTAACTAATTTGTAAAAAAATGCATGATTTAAAAGAAATAAAAAAAAAAGAATTATCAAAATCTGATTCATTTGAATTATTGTCTAAAAATCTAGATTATGTGCTAAATCAAATCAGTAAAAATGTTAGTTATGCTACTCTTGCTAAAGAATTTAATATTAATGTAGCTAATTTATGTTTCTTTCTTAATCAAGATGAGATAAAAGAAAAAAAAGAGGTCGCTTTACAAATAGCGTCATATAAGATAATCGATGAAGCTAAACAATATCTCGAATCTATTGACGCTGATGATACTAATGCAAGTGTGCGTAAAAAATGCGAGCTATCACAATTCGCTACTTATATCGCAAAAGTAAAAAATCGCAAAGAGTTCGATTTAAATTATAAAGCAAATGAGACTAATAATAATCAACAAATTATAGTTATTCCAGCATCTTTTAATAAAACTGATGATAAATAAACAAGAAATAATAATCCCGCACAATTACACGCCCCGACCTTACCAGCTTGGGCTTTGGTCGGCGATGATTGATGATAAAAAGAAACGGGCAATATATGTTTGGCATCGAAGAGCTGGCAAAGATTTACTTGCTTTGAATCGTATTCTTTATAGTGCTATGTTTGAAGCTGTCGGGACTTATTGGCACATATTCCCGAGCTATGCACAAGGGGCAAAATCAGTGTGGCAAGAGACAAATAGCGAGGGACGCAAATACATCGATTACATACCGCAAGAATTGATTGCAAAAAAAAATGAGAAAGAATTAAAGATAACTCTAAAAAACGGCTCAATCTATCAAATTGTAGGCTCGGATAATCCAGACAGTCTAAGGGGTGCGGGTATTAAAGGGGCTGTGTTCTCGGAATATGCAGAGCAAGACCCGCGAGCATGGGGCACAATTCAACCGATGTTGCTTGAAAATAACGGTTGGGCGATGTTTAACTTCACGCCAAAAGGGCAAAATCACGCTTACGAACTCTATAAGATGGCTCAGAAAATGCCCGAGGTCTGGCACTCTGAAATTAAAACGGCAGAAGAAACGGGAGTATTTACACAAGAGCAACTAGAGCAGGTGAAAGCTGAGATATTAAGCGAAGGCAAGACACTTGATTTCTTTAATCAAGAATTTCTTTGCTCATTTAACAATCCAATTGAGGGGGCTTATTACTCTAAGATTATTGATGATTTAGAAAAACAAGAAAAAATTGGCAAATACGAATGGGAGCAACAACTCCCAGTTTATACTTTTTGGGACTTGGGAGTTGGCGACGCTACAACAATATGGTTCGCTCAATTTATTGATAAAGAAATAAGAATTATTGATTATATCGAAGATAATAATAAAGGTCTTAATTCATACATTAAAGAAGTAAAAAACAAGCCATACATCTACGAACAACATTATGCCCCACACGATATACAAATTAGAGAGTTTAGTAATGGCAAATCTAGAATAGAAACAGCTTTAGAACTTGGCTTAAGATTCTCAATTGCTCCAAGACTTTCAGTCGAAGATGGAATTAATGCTGTTAGATCAATACTTCATAAATGTTTTTTTAATGAATCAACAACAAAAAAAGGATTATTAGCACTCAAAAATTATAAAAAAGATTTTGACAATAAAAACAATGTCTTTAAATTACAACCTAAACACGATTGGGCTTCACACGGTGCTGACGCTTTTAGATATTTAGCAGTTTCTTATCGTAAAGATATAGCACAATCTAGCATACCAGACGAGTATATTTTAGAAGAGTTCATGAACGCATCGAATAGAAATTCAATCACGGGTTATTAAAAAGTGCTTGACAAATATTTTGATATAGTTAATTATATTTAATTATTAGATAATTATAAACATTAAACAAATTTAAAAATTGCTAATTCAAAAAAATTCTTACAATTCAAAACTTGATTTTAAAACTATTTTGTCAACTGACAATCTAGCTAGCATATTGTCTGAAGAAACTAAAACACTTATTGCAAGTGAAGTAATAACTAGATATAACACTGATTTACAATCTCGTAGCGAAAAACAAAAAGTATTACAAGATTTAGTCAAATGCACCCTAGCAATCGGCGAAAAGCGTTCATTTCCTTTTGAGGGTTCATCTAATATAATGTTTCCTTTAATCTCTACGGCTTGTGTTGATTTTTCCGCAAAGTGCTATACTGAAATTTTTAAAGATGGTAATATTGTAAAAGCTAAAGTTATTGGAAATGATGATGGCGAAGTGATGAAAGATCTAGAAGGTAATGAAATGAGAAATGAAGATGGATCAATTGCAACACTTGATGAAACAGGTTTGCCAGCAATACAAAATGTAGGTGCAAAACTTAAACGTGGACAAAGAGTTGCAACAGTAATGAACTATCAATTAAATGAAGAAATCGAAGGTTTTGAAAAAGACATGGACGCTTTATTTATGGCCTTGGCAACGCTTGGCATAATGTTTAAAAAGAATTATTATGATAATAATGACCAATGCATAAAATCAGATTTAATTTATCCTGATAAGTTAATTATTAATGATTTTGCCAAATCTTTTGATGCACCAATTACACATATCATTGAAAAATACCCTCAAGATGTTGTTTCGTCAATTCGTAGCGGTGATTACATTGATTTTGATTTTGATGCAAAAGCACAAGATAGTGCATCTTTTGATAATTCTTTAGATGCTAACGATGAAAAACAAACAAGTGATGAAGCCTCAGCAGGTTTGGTTATTTTTTTAGAACAACACAATTATTTTGATTTAGATAATGATGGATACCCAGAGCCATATATTGCAGTAGTTCACAAAGCTACTAACAAATTAATAAAATTAGTAAAAAGATTTAATGAAAAAGATGTTAGATACAATAAAAAACAAGAAATAATTAAAATTAAACCTATAAAATTTTTTACCGCATATAACTTTATTCCATCACCCGACGGATCTTTTTACTCTATTGGATTGGGACACTTGTTATATAACATAAATTCTGCGATTAATTCAAATATCAATCAACTTAATGATGCTGGAACTTTACAGAATACAGGTGGCGGGTTTATTGCTAAAACATTAAATATTTCTGGAGGCATGAAACCTTTTAAATTATCAGAATGGAAAATGGTTGACTCTTACGGCGGAAGTATTCGTGATGCTATTGTTCCTTTGCCTCACGCTGAACCATCGCAAACTTTATTTGTTTTGATGCAATTTTTAGTAAATGCAGGTAAAGAATTGGCTTCTTTAAGAGATGTATTGACTGGTGAAAATGCTGGAAATATTGCCGCTACTACTTATATGGGAATGGCGGAGCAAGGGCAAAAACAATTTAAGAGTGTTTTTAAAAGAATCTATAACTCACTAAAACAAGAAGTTAAGATATTCTACGAAATAAATTCAACTTATTTATCTCAAAAAAAATATTCTGAAATTTTAGACATGAAGCTAAACGAAGTGCCAAATGTTAAGGAAGATTTTGATTTAAAAGGTTATGATATTGTCCCAGTCGTAGATCCTGAAAATGTGATTTCAATGCAAAAATTTGCAAAAGCACAATTTTTAATGAGCTTTATTAATTCACCTTATGTTGATCAAATGTTGTTGCATAAAACAGTTTTTGAAATAGCGGGTGTTGAAAATTTTGATAAGTTTATTATTCAACCACAACCACAACCTGACCCTGCCGTTGAATTAACAATGGCGCAAGAAGAAACTAAACGCATGCAAATGCAAGCTAATGTTCAAATTAAATCTGCTGAATTAGAGCTAGAGCAAATGAGACTACAAAAAGAATCGGCAAAAACTGATTCAGAGGTATTGGTTAATTATGCACAAGCGGGCAAATTAGTTAAAGACACTGAAATGGCAGAAACAAAAGAAAAACTAGACGTTTTGGATAATATGATTGATGCAGAATCAAGACAAAACGAAATGCAAGACCGCAAAGAAGATAGAAAATTTAAAGCGGCAGTAGAGCTAGCAAAGCTAGAGAATCAACAAGTTAAGGGAATTAAACCTGAAACTATTGATAATAATATTAATCAAAATAATGAGTAAATTATGAGTCAAATAGAAATGAAAGAGTTAAAAGATTGGTTAAACGATCCAACAGCGTTAAAGTTTAAGAAAATTTTATTAAATTCTCGTATTAAATTGTTAAACAGTATGTCTCATGGATATATTGGACAAAATAATGCATTTAATAAAGACTTAATCCTTAGTTCACTTGGTGGTTGCGAAGCCTTAGAGCAAGTTTCTAATTACATTGGATTAAAAAACGAAGAAGATTTAGAAATTTTAATAAAACTTTTTCATGGAGATTCAAATGATTAATACTTCTGGTTACAGTGTTCCTGAATATAGAATTTTAATTTTACCTGATGTAGTTGAAGAAAAAACTACTGGTGGAATAATTATACCTGATTCATCAAGAGATGATTTACAAGGAGCAAAAACTTTGGCAACTATTATTGATATTGGTGAAAAAGCTTTTGATCAAGGAACTGATAGAGAATGGAAAAATAAGCCAAAAGTTGGTGATAAAATTCTAATTCCATCTTATGAAGGTTATAGATTAAGCAAAGACCAAACTAAAGATGGTAAAGAATATAGAATTATTCTTGACCGTAATATTTTAGCAATTCAAATTAATGAGGAAATATGCCAATAATTGATCGTTCTGAAGAAATAGATATTGATATTGGTTTAAATTCACAAGAAATTGAGCCAAAAGTTGAGCAAGATAAAAATTTATCTTCTAATCCAATTCTAAAAGAAATG